TGACTACTTCAACTTAGTCCAACCTTACCAACACCACGAGACCACTCCCCTAAACCCTGGTATCAACGTGTACAGTTTCGGTGTCAAGCCTGAAGTCCACCAACCCAGTGGTACACTAAATATGTCCCGCATTGATACAGCCACACTACTACTAAACCTAAAGACCAGTAGCTCTACTGTCGGTGGTGTAGGTGGTACAAACGCCAGTTACAACAACTACCTTGGAACTAACCAAACAGCTGTTGTCAAGGTATACGCTGTCAACTACAACGTACTACGTATCATGAGTGGCATGGGAGGTCTAGCCTACAGCAATTAAATAATCAAAAATATACTTCAAATCATTATTTCTTTGTGTTTCAACATAAAAATTTGAAACCATCCATATCAAACATAAGCATTGTAATTGTCTATAATAAAAATGATTAGTTACAACGAGTGGTATGATGTATTTGTTGAGAAGATATTCCAACACACATTGGGGAACTACTGAGTATCATACAAAAATTAATCTTCTTAATCCTTCTGAATAATGCCTTTAAGAAAAGTTCCTGTAACGGATTCATTTGATACATTAATACAATGTGTATACATTGTATTTATGGGTATTATTATCAATGTACCAATTTTAACAATGGGTATTATATCTTGATATAAATAGATAATGACATCACACGCACATTCATTGGTTAATAAATAAAATACAAACTGAGTGGTATGATTCTCAAATTCATTGAATTCATATCTCATTTTAGGCTGAATATCCATCCATTCAAAGCTATCCAATTTAAATGAATATGAATCTTCTTTATGATAATATAATGTCGTCATATACTTCAAAATAAATGGATACAATTGAGATTCAATTTCTGTAAACGATGTTTGTTTATCAATTGTTAAAGATGTTTCATTTTTATTATAAACGGAATGATTATTCAATGAAAATAAAAACTTAAGTGGATAAGGATTTAACATATATAGATAAGGTCGTTCGGTTGGGGGAAATAAAAAAATGCGTTTTTGTCCTTGCAATTGATATAAAATATTATCCATTGTATCATAATGTAAATAAGTATGAACGTGTCCATGATTCATCCATAAAATATAGGTATTAAAATCAATGGATTTACAAACATCTGGTATTCTTTTTTTCACAAATGGATTTGTAAAAGGGTCATAAATCGTTTTTGATACATAAAATGTTTTATCATCACAAGGAAAAAGAGGTGTTTTATAAATAAATTGTTCCATTGTTAGTTCATACGTACGATATGGAAAATGATGACCTGTAATATTGGATGGAATCAAGTGTCCCTTATTAATCCATACCATTACTTTTTTATCAATCTCATAAATATCCTCTATTGTGACAGATGACTTTAACGGAAAACAACCTTTCATGGGTGTGGATGTATGAAATGCATTAAGAATGGATGTATGTGACATTTCATCTGTTATTGGAAGATTCGTGGAATAAACTTTACCTCCTTCAAAACACTCCAGTTCATCAAACGATTTATTAAACCTCCATAAACTTAAAGCAATATTTAAACCAGTCATACCTGGCTCTTCGGAATAGACTAAATGTAACCAGCCAGATGGAATTATTAAACATTCCCCTTCTTGAATGGTAACCACCATTGAACGAGCCTTGTTAAATAAAGGAAAATCAATTGGATTGGGATTATGTGAATGTATATGTGAAAAACGACGATCATTTAAAAAATCGTTCAATGTAATATGATTGTGTATCATTCTGATTAATTATAACATTCTAATAAATATAAATTATACATGGACATTCAAGTAAATGATATATTAATGACAAATGATTATACACATATTTCTCAAATTTATTCCAAAGAAGTGGAAAAAATAAATAATAGAATGGATGAATATTCGTCCAATCAGTTTGTACGAAAACGTCAATGTATGGAATGTAAACCCTATGAAATACAAGAATATATTCTTGAAACATATCCAGAATGTTCCACAATTGTTCATATTCTTCCATTGGAAGGTAACCTATATCTCCATAAAAATGAAATACCATTCATTGAAAATGAAATATATACATATACATATTCTTCTAATATGATTCTATGTAATCCATCCTCCAAAAATGTAAAATTTATTCTTGGTACAAATTTTAAAAAAGAATGTCATCTGTATCCTATATTGGAGAGTCATCCTCCAATGCATTTACATAAATTAATTCGTTTAGAAACAACCTATTATCATCATCCAAATGTACGTATATGTTCTGAAAAAAATGCATTTTCCAATAACGACCATTATAAAAAAATAATACATTCTGTACATCTCAATTCATATGAATCCAATTATAAAAAACGTAATTCAATAATGATGTGTATTTATCAACAAGGATTTTATCAATTTGATTCAAATCCCAATACAACTTTATATTTATTTGTATGTAACGGTAAAGGAATATTACATAAATTAGATACAGATGCCATTTCATTGCATAATCATCAAGAATTATTAACAAAATTAGATAAACCCATTCGGATAACATCTGATACTTTAATATGGTTATTGTGTATTGTATACGAAATGCCACAATTTATTTCATCATAAATCTTTAATGAAATGTTCCCCAGGGTTCATCAAATATTAGAATCACACCATATTTTGTTTTAGACATATTAAAAATATAAATATCTTCTGTTCCCGTCATGGTAAAAATATCATTGTGTTTTAATATTTTCTTTTTATTTCCATCAATTAATCCAAAAAGAGGGGATGCTTCTAAAATATAAACAATCCGATGGAGTTTTTCTTGAATATAATGGTTTAATTGTAATGTAGATAATGGTTTCACAATATGAAGAATAACATTGGATACTTTTTCTTTACATTTTTTTGAAAAAAGTGGACAATAACGTATACCTTCTTTGGTAATATTTCCCTGATATATCAGTGACATGAATATATTTGAACTATTTGTTTTAGGAATATTTTTAAGTAATTCCTGATTTATTACACTGGGGTCTATAATGGATTCTAAATATCTTTGAATGGTTTCTTGAGATATTGAGTTTAAATCCATCTTTTTTTTATAATACATCAGAATAAAAATAATGTCTATTGTACTTGCATCAACTGCTCGTAATATAAGTCGTTTTCTTTCAACCATCGTTCATAGTTACAATAAATTAAAAAAATATCAAAAGGATATCCAATATGTTATTTATGAAAATAATTCAACCGATAACACTGTGGTTAAACTAAAGGAATGGGCATCTCAAGATTCATCAATTCATATATATACAGAAACCATTGATTTGACTCAATTTAAAGCCCGAAATTCATTAAATGAACCATGTAAATATGAAATTATTGCTTATGCAAGAAATCGTTTATTAAATTATCTTCAACACCATGATCAAGATGCATCCACTGTTATTTTAATTGATATGAATAATGAAAATGAATGGCCAATTGAATCAATAATGAAAGCACTTGAATTTCCAAAGGACCAATATGATGTTCTTATTTGCAATGGAATTAAGGCTTGTGGTTCAATTGTAGATATATTTAGTTTTAGGGATTTGAATACATTTTATGGACCAGAAGTAATGCCAACTCTCTATTATACGTCGGAATATACAACAAAATCATATATGTATGTTAATCATATGATTTCAATATATTCTGGATTTAATGGATTGGCAATTTTTAATCGGGATGTTATTCATAAATCCGACTATTCTGCATTTCCAACCGCAGAATTAAATAAAGGTTATCAGAATACATGTGACAAACTGATTATAAATGTAGACCCATCTTTTATTGAAAAACATATTGGAATGTATATGTTTAATACAGATATATTTTATTATAATTTTGAAAATTTCAATTATCCAATTATATCACCACACGTATCTTTTTTTGCAAAATTACATGCTCAAAATATATCACGTGTATTCTTATGTCCTTTTTTGGAATGGAAATGGTATAAAGAAACCTTAATACGAATCTAATAAACCCATGTTACAATTGAATAACGAATACCCTTTGTAATGGTTTCTACTTCATGTGGAAATAAAAAACAGGATGGAAATACAAGAATTTGATTTTTTTGTAAATGAACACGATGTGTTTGATTAAAAAAGAGAATATCACCTCCTTCAAAATCATCATTTAATAATAAAATAATGGATAATGTACGTTTTGGTTGTATTGTGAAGGTATCCACATGTTGACGATAATACCCTTCTGAATAATATTTCAAAAAAAAATAACCACCTGCATTTTGTGAAATGCTTACTTGTGGAAATTCAGAGGTATAGGATTTTATTACATAATCAATTGCATTATAAATGATAGATTGTAATTCACCATCCTCAATGGCGTGAGTTAAACAATTTCGTGCGTGTTTATCAATACGTCCATTACCCACTGTTGCAATCGTCAAATGTGAATCGTATTTATCAATCAGACGAGACAAAAATGTATCTTCAAACGAAATATCATATATTTTGATATAAGATGTAATATCCTTTGGAATGTTATAATGCATTATAATAATAGAATATTTATTCTTTATGGTGTTCCACCCATGTCTGCTTTTTTAGATAAACCATAACTTAAACGATGTGCCGTAAAACTTCCAATGGAATGCCAAAGTGGAGACTGATGGTCGTTTTTTAATTTAAAAAATTTCATTGTACCATGAATATCTGGAACAGCTTGAATACAATGGGTATATGGATGACGATAAAAGAAGAAAGAACCTCCAAAATGATTTTCATCCGTACATACAAAATAAACAACATCACAGGTTACTTTTGGTACACTTTCAATATTATGATGCCATCCTTTACCATGCATTGGCCATATAAAATGCAACAATCCCGAAAGAACATATTGAGGATTGATAAATATACCACGTTTATCAAGAAAATCATAAATTTCACGAATGGATAAATGATTTGGTTTTTTAGAGGAAGGTTGTAATATACTTCCCATATCTTTTAAAATATGTTGATAATTGGAGGCATGTTGAAACATAGTATCTGGAGGTGAAATAATATTATTAATATCATTTCCAATATATACACATTTATATAAATCACGAACAAATGGATAATGCATCGGATGATGCAATTGATTAATGACATTCATTTTATCAGGATTTGTATATATTTCTTTTGAAACATCGCATAAAATCTTCATAATGGATTGTTGATTTCTATCCATTTCATCAAACATAAACGTTTCAACAAAGGATTCTTTAATCTTAGAATCAGGACATTGATAATCCACATCTGTAACTGTATGAACAAATGATTTAATTGCCATATCCATTGACCATTCGTTTAGTAGATGACTTGTAGTTTCTATCAAACGTTGTTCAATGGTGTTTAAATAAGAAATCCAAAGATGACCCTCGGTTGTAAGTGTCCACCATGTGATTGGATTTGGTGCATTATACACTTTTCTTTTGGTTTTATAAAGTAAATGATAGGCATAAAGTGTATGAGTTGTACGTTCTAAAAATAAAAGTTCCATACCTTTTAAAATGGGTGCATGGATTTCATCAATACCATGGATTTCTTGTTTGCCAAATACTTGAATATCTGGTGTGACTATAAATAAAGTTGTTTTCGCAATCATATAAATAATATCATCTTGTTGAAGAATAAAATAAATAGATTCATCTATAGAAAGATAAAATACATCTTTATTCAAATGTAACTGATGCGTCACATTGTTATAAAATGCATATGTGTAATGTTTACGATATCTTAAAAATGTAGGATGGGATATAGATGCTATGGAAATGGTTTCTTTGTATATCCAATCTTCCTCATTGGTACATTCAAAGATAATAAGTTCGGATTGGCTTTTTACAATAATATACTGTGATGTCATACAAAAGGATTCAATGTGACCTTCAATCAATAAGATATTGTTTTTAAAACATCGGATTCCATCTTCACATAGTATAAGTAAAGGTGGCATTTATGATATATATATAAACAATCTTTAATTATAGGTTAATAAAACAAGTGTTATAAGTTTTTGAGAATCATTGTAAATTAAAAAGTTTTCAAATGCTTGTTCTATACAATAGGTTGTATGACTTGGTACATTAAAACAATGTTTGGATGTTATCAATTGACAGGTGTATTTGGATACATTTAAAATTAAACGAAAATAATGCACTTTGGAATCATTGACTCCTATAAATAAACCTCCTGTAGACAATTGAATATAGTTCATTTCAAGTAAATTGGTATATTTTTGATAGATTGGAAACGACCATTGTTTTTGTACAAGGCTATATAAATAGTTAAACAACGAGTGAGATGGATTCAAAGGAACGTTATAGTGTATACAATTATGTGTTGAACATAATAAATCACTATCCTTTGGAGACGCTGACTCTAATTTTTCATACAATTCCGTATAAATAAAGGGTGTATGTGAGGATTGTTTAAAACGATAAGGATTTAGACTTGTAAGGGTCATTAATAAGTTCATTTTTTGAGATGAATGACATTTACATAAATTGGATAAATGACGAATCGTTTGATTTTTTTCATTTTGTATGAAAGGAATTAAAGATGATTTGTTTGGAATGAATAATGGGATTTCATCTTCCAATACGAGATACCATATATCGTGTGGTCCTTCGTTTTTTACAAAAGTAAACGATTCTATACTTACACGTACAGAACACATTGAACCCACACACATATCATATAATGTACCTTCAACAATTGGCATACCATCATAACGATTTGGATGACAATTTAACAATACCATATTCCAATAAATTTCTTTATTTGGAAATGCGAATCGTTGGCGATAGGGAATGGTATGATTTGGTGGTATACACATAAGCCAATAGGTGTTACAATTAGATAAATTCATTGTTTTTCTCCATTCATTAAAACTATCTGGTAATGTAATAAATAGACGTTCCTCTTTGGATATATGGCGATGAATCGCATCTTGTAAATAATCCAATAGAGATATATCCCAAGAAGATACAATTTTACGATAACGTTGAATTGGACGATACAACAAATTGGCAGTTGTTTCATTGGTAGATGAATGACAATAAATGACAGAAGATAAAGCACTTGTTAAATGAAGTGATTTTATATATTCTTTTTCCATATTATGAAACACATTTGAAACGTTTAAATAAACGTTTTGTGTATATATAGAGTATTAAATATTATTCTATAATATAAATATGGAATCTCAAATACCAAAAGTCCTTATTATTGGAGCAGGTCCTGCAGGAATTCAAATGGCTTATTATTTAAAAAAAGAAAAGGTATCTTTTGTGGTATTAGAACGTTCTAAGCCAAATACCTATTTTTTTTCACAATATCCACGAAATCGTCGCCTCATTTCAATCAATAAAGTACATTGTGAAGATATGAATGATATTGAGAATGTACGAAGATTTGATTGGAATTCATTATTAACATTGGAAGAGGATAATTTTAAATGTATGTTCCGAGATTTTTCAAAAGATTATTATCCATCTGCAAATGCACTGGTGAACTATTTAAATACATTTATAGATACCTTTCAATTAAACGAATTCATTCAATATGATGCAACGGTTGAACGTATTTCAAAAAATCCCTCTGGAACATTTGAGGTGGAATATAAACATTATGGAAAACCCCTTCTTTTAAAAGATATTGAACGTGTATTTATAGCAACTGGATTACAATGCAGTCATTTAGAATCCTATTTTCAAACAGATGATTATTCAAAAGAATATGAAGGCTTTTATTTTTATGATACAATGCCTATGAATCCAGACGTTTATAGAAACAAAAAAATACTTATTATTGGTGGAGGAAATGCTGCCTTTGAAACAGCCAATTATGTAAATGAATATTGCAATAAATTAACCGTTATGGGTTCAGAACGTTTTGCATATAATACGCATTATCCTGGAAATATACGAAGTATTAATATGCCATTATTGGATTCCTATTATCTTAAAATGCGCGTTAATTTAAATTGGTCTCGTACACTTTATAATCGCGACGATTCGTTTGTGCATAATGAATTAAAAAAACTAAAATATGGAAAGGATACAACATATGACATTATCATATGTTGTACAGGATTTGTACCAAATATGTCATTTATAGATAAAAAACACATTCATTTAAAGACAGGTCAACGTGGATTTCCTGAATTAACTGCATTTTTTGAAAGTGTATCGTGTCCATCCTTGTATTTTATCGGTGCATTATCACAACAACATGATTATAAAAAAGGAACATCCGCATTTATACATGGATTCCGATATAATTGTAAAATTTTATATGAAAAATTATTCAATTATCAGATGATTTCAACATTTTCTGCAACTGATTTTAAATATATAAGTGACATTATATTTAAACAAATAAATGCCAGTTCTGCATTATTGCATCGGTTTGATTATATTGGTGATGTACTATTAATAACGAAAAACTCTTGGATATATATCCAATGTTTACCATTAAATAGCATAAATGAAGTGAATTTTAACTCGTATACAAATGAGCCTATTTTACAAATTTTAACGATTTATTTAGGTTATAATCCGGATATTAAATTCAAATCTAAATTTACACAACCTCAAGTCGGTTCATCGTTACATTATCGCGATGAATCGGTATTTATTCATCCACGCTTCAACATTTATGAATACCAACTTCAAAAATGGATACCCATTTATACATTAAAATTACCGGAAGAAGCCTTTAACGAATATCAATCCATTACCTTTCATCATCATATTATTCATCAATTTGTTGAATTATTACATACAAGTGGACAAATAGAAAACAAATCACTTACAAAAGCGTTTTTTAATGCATATGATATTATTTTGTCTGTTCGATATTTGCGGCCGCTATAGATTCATATCGTCCAACATATGTATCAATCATTTTATTGATTGTTTTACCATTAACTTTACCCAATATTTCTTCAAACGTCATAGAAGTTCGTGTTCCTGTTTTGCAGTAAGAGCTAATAAATAAAGTCATATTTTTCTTTGATTTTATTATTTTTATAAGATGTTTATTATCGGGTATTACATGAATATATCCAGTGGATGTATTCATATACAAGAAATAAGATTCACCCGTTTCCTTTATAATTTCATATAAAGTTCCTTTATCTAAATCTTCTAATTTCCAATAAAAGGCTTCGGATGAATCTAATTGTTCGGTTGGATATCTATAAAATAATATATTATGTTCTTGAGGAATATCTTTATAATCTATATATGTCGTATCCATATTGGATAAGGGATATATATGGTTAAGCATTGTTTTTGTTCGGGAGGACGTTGGATTGGTATCCATCCATTGTACCAAAGGATGGAGTTGCGAGGCGAATATGCAATTTACATTATGAGAAGCCGTTGTCCATTTTACATCATTTTGAATATAGTAAATACTATGAATCTTTGTATCAAATGACATTTTACATAAAACTTTATGTGTATCTGCCAATGTAAAGTTTATTACTAAAAGGTCTATGATATATTCAATGGGATTTGAATAATCAAAGACAATATTTAAATTTACACTATTACTTGTCAAATGGGTAATTGGACGTTCAAATGCATGGATTAATTCCGATGTTTGCAATAGCATATCCCATTTATAGAGTTTATTATGTATTGAATAAAAGGACATACAACCAATAAAGACAATATAGTCTATTTTTTCAGAATGGAGACGATATTCAATTAGTTTAAGGGTCATGTTATTATTATATATTTCCAACAGTGAATATGTATCATGGTATCGTACAAGATAGATTAAACTGTCTTGTACTTGAAATTCAATGAATGTTCCATCAAATGTAAAGATATCTTGAGAAGCACTTATATCATTGACAGCATCCACATTTGATATAAAAATCGTATTTAATCTATCAATCATATATAATACATGTTTGAATACAACGGAATGGGCAATAAATATTTTTTTTAAATGATACATTGTTGGCATTTGAACAGGTGGATGTTTTGGATGGGTTATATCTTCGCTCCAATAAAATAATTTTAAGTATCCATCTTGAATTCCAATGTATATATCATGAGTTAAATAAATAATATCAGTCATATGTTCCAAGGATAATTCATTTATAATCAAATTATTGCTTAGAACACTCACATTTGATTCTGTGACAATAAATAACATATTATACAGTTAGTATGAGATTATTTTAAGTTCTTTATAAACAAATTAATTATTTTATGGAAGGAAATTATGTAATAAATATATAAAGGGTTATTTTGTATCTATAAAAAATAATGTTAGAATCAAATATTCTTATAGTTTGATATAGTAAATATATTTTCAATGATATAGAAAATGGATATATTACCACCTGGAACAATTACATCCAATATAATACAAAATGAAGATACATTATTAGATTCAATGAATGATTACTCTGAACAGTACAAGGTAATGTGGAAATTGTTTCATACATTGCCATTGACAATTGATTATGTACCAAATACATCTGTTGTAAAAGAAACATTACTTTATTCGTTTCCGAGTTTAATTGTAAATTCAAACGTTTCACAGTTTTTTCAAGATGCCTGTTATGGAAGTAATATTTATAAAAAGAATACATTCTCGTCAAATATTCCTATTACTTCTTCAACACCTTCCAATGTGTTAACGATGACCTCTTCGCATAATGTATTTTTTTGGTCTGTGGATGTACATAATCAATTTAATGTTTATCGCAATAAAAGGTTTTTTAATTCAAGCAATGCACTTGAAACGTATTTTGAAACATCTACATTAAGTGATGATTTGCATGGTATATCCTTAACTACATTACCAGATGAATTAACTAAGTTTAAATTATTAAATCCATATCCTGTATTTCAAGAAGAGTCTTTTTCAAATATTATAAAACAAGTGGAAACCATTGAAAATGAATTGGAACATTCCGGCAATTATATATTACAAATGAAATGTCCAACGATATTTATGGATACAACCATGATTTCTCCGTCGTTATATCCTTCGTTTATTACCTATATTGAATTACCTACAACACAATTGGACACTGACTTGTTTAAAATGCATATTCTTTCCATTATACAATCAATGCATAGTAAAATCAAAGTAAATGTGTATATCATGGTGTATTATGAAGCTATTTTACATGTAACCATGGAGGATTGTTTAGAGGTTAATATTAATGATTCTTTGAAATGGATAATACCTCCATCTTTTTTTAATACTATAAACGAGTCTCAATGGAATCAACATGATACAGTTACAACAATATTTAGTTTAAAATGCAGTGATACAAACATGATGGATTATATATATATTATTCAAACGATATATAATATGATTAAAGTAATAGATTGTCCCTATTGTATGGATATTTATTTTGGTAAACTATTTGATAATTAACAATATGATGTTTGTTCACTAACACCAGTATAATGACCATAATGAGCATTCTGGTAAGCAGCTGTTTGTTTCCATAGTCCTCCTTGATTACCATTTTGACCTCCTTGAAATGACCCCCACGGTGCATGAACCAATAAATTCCATGCGGCATGACTTTGATGCCAACCTTGGTTGTTTGTACTTAATAATTGTTGTGCGAATGAAAATGTTGCATAATCTGGTCCAATTATAGGTTGATTTTGAACCGTATCTGAATTTGCACCTAAATATCCTTGATGGTAATGATTAACCTGACTATTATGTTGATTATTGTGATGGTAATGGGCGGCATGACATACTGCGTGTTGACCATATTGTTGTTGGTGATGATATGGATTATGACCACCGCTATATGAATTTTGTGGATTTGGAGTATGTTGAGGTGTATGATGAACAGCATTTGTTGTAATGCCAAAATTAAATTTATTGGCACGACTTGTTACCACATCATTTACATCAACTGTTGCATTTCCATAGTTTACTTCAAGACCATTACGTTTCTGAATGGTAAAACTATATGGAACACTTGTACTTTGGTAAAAAGTTGAATAAGGTGTTAAATTAATGGATTCTGTTACACCATAATTGGTAGTAACAGGTTGTGTTACAGTTACATTATTACTAATTTTAAATTTAAAACTATTATGTGCTACAGTACTTTTAATGGTGGCAGTGGCAGCATTGACAGTAAAACGTTGTAACACACGTTTACGATAATTAAATTGAGTATTAAGGGATGCCGATGCATCCACTTGTTCAAACTGTGATGAATAATTGGTATTTATATTTGGTGTAAATACAACCGCGGGGAGAGGTAAATTTTTACCTAAAAGTTGGGCAACACTCACTTCATTATTGGGAGTAGTTTGTCCAATATCTCCCATTACGTTGCGTGAATAATCGTATAGACTAATTGTGGTTTTATTTGTGTCTGCTACACCAAATACATTCCTTAAATCTGTAAATTTAATAGGCTCACTGATCGGTGTATCAGTTGCCATACTTTAAAATATTTACAATTAATAACTATAAAAATTATTATAAATAATATTTTAGTATACATTTAAAATCAAAGAGATATTCTTTTTCTTTTTTCCAAACAATAAATCCATAAGCATGTAATTTATAATGTCCTTTTTCTATTGTAAGACAATCCGTTAATTCACGATACATTGTATTTAACGAGGCTTTATTGTAAAAACAAATGAAATCAAGAATATCTTTTACAAGAGTTTTTGTAAATGGTTTGGGTTCATTTAAAATAATATATATATTTAATAACATATTGGGATTTTCAGAGGTTACATCTCTTCCAAGGATGCATGTTGCCTGATTGATTTTTTGAAAATCATTACATATATCCAATAATTCTTGGGGTAACAATGCATTTAAATAATTGACGAATTCGGAATAATATTCATTAGGTGTCTTTAAATATAACATTTCTTTATTGGACGAAAGCTGAATACCCCATATATTTTCATCTCTATCATTGATAAATAATTCGTGTTCAAATGATTCACCTGCAAATCCGTAAATGAAACATCCTGTACCAACGACTAATTTATCTTGATGTTTATTTATAAAATGGGTTGCATTTTCCAAATAAGAAGCTGGAAGTTCATCATATAATTCCTGTACTCTAACATATTTTTCATAACGTTTTTCCAAAGTTTCACTGGAATGATTTACTTTAAATTTAAGAAACCGATGTTTTGGTATCATATTTAAACTACATGATAAAATTATAAAATTAGTCGCAATTTGAATGCAATGGTCACACGTAAATCATAACATTCGCGATTGGGTGCACATCCTTTATGAAATTGGGTTGCTTTAAATAAAACCGCACGATTTTCGAGAGGCTCAACACATTGAAGGATTTGATTATTGGATTCTTTAAAAAATGTATATCCGCCAATTCTATCAATATCTGTTTGTTGCCATGGATTCATATATAATAAAAGTGTATAATCTGAGTCTTCGCTGGAATCTTGATGAAAATCCCCATTTACACCGTATGTATGACCATTGGCATAGACACGTAATAATTCATAACGTTTGTTTAATTTTGTTTGTATATAATTAAATAATTCTTCACGAATCCATATATACTGCATTAAATCCATGTACCAGAATTTATTTGGGGTTTGATCCACACTTTGTCCAGTAAATCGCCATGTTCCATTTTGAATGATTGTACGACACTTGATAAAATCAGAAGAAGATAAAAAAGAATCATAAAGTTCCAACATAATGTATATTTAAATAATACTTTGTTCTTTAAATGTGGAATACCGGTCATCGTGTTTTTCCATTAGCCAGAATTGTAAACAAAATCGTGGATTTTGTGAATCTGCCATAGACGAATAATGTTTGTAATTCCAAAAAGGAAGAAATAATAAAACAGACCCTTTGTGCATAGGGACTGTACGATTTTGAAAGGGAAAATGGAGTGTATCATTGGTTTCATTCATAACAAGTATCATCGTTGCAATACGTGTATATACGACTTGTTCGGATGTATCCATGGTATATAATATAGGGTCAATATTATCAGAATGAGCTCGTGTTGGACCATACATTTTTCTTAATTGAAATTGTGAAAACACTAAATTTTTGTTTTCCAGCATTTCATATATATATTTAAATTCTTCTGTATTGCAGTGATTGCGAATAAATGTTTCAATGATTGGACGTATTTTTTTTATTAATTCTTTACGTGCAAGATGATAGGATTCATTTTGCCAAAAGTAACAATCTTTGTAAATAGGTAATTTTATGGTTTTTGTATTTTCTCCGACTCCATATTCGGTTGTTTGATGATAGTGTTGATAGGTTTCAAAAAAATGGAGACAATACTCACAGAGTTCATCTGTAATGGCATTTTCTGCACATAAAATAAAATCTTTTATGTCACTCGTCATTATTATATCCAAGTGTTTTTTTGAGATTAATAAAAACGAATGGGTATGATGACATTTATTGATAAAGAAACGCTTGAATGCATTGTGAAAAATTGATTATAATTTATAAAAGTATTCATTATACCTAATGAATGAAAACACGTCCGAAACAAATGATATTGAAATTCAAAATATAGATGGGTTACAATATTTAGCATCAATCCCAAATGATTCTATTGATTTAGTATTAACCGACCCACCTTATATTATTTCAAAAGATTCTGGTATGAATACACATTACAACAATGTTAAAAAAAATGAAGAAAACAATATTGAATTTGTAAAAACCGAAGAAGAATGGAATGTTTACAAAGTAGAAAATAATATTGAAACAGATGGTAATAAAGATAAATATATGAAATATGGCACTATTTATGGTAAAAAATATTGTGTTAAAACGGATTATGGAACTTGGGATAACGATTTTACTATGGAAATATTAGAACAATTTATAAGCGAATATTATAAAAAATTAAGAAATGGTGGAACAATCATTATATTCTTTGATTTATGGAAAATATCATATTTAAAAGATATTATGGAAAAATATAAATTCAAACAAATCCGTTTAATAGAATGGATTAAGACAAATCCACAACCACTCAATTCAAGTGTCAATTATTTAACGAATTGTCGTGAAATTGCCTTACTCGGAATAAAAGGAAGCAAACCCACATTTAATAGTAAATATGATAATGGTATTTATATGTTTCCACTTCAAGGTGGTAAGAATAGATTTCATCCAACCCAAAAGAGTATCCTTTTATTTGAAGAATTAATAAAGAAACATTCAAAAGAAAATGATACAATATTAGATACATTCTTAGGTGGTGGTACAACTGCAATTGCTTGTAAAAATACAAAACGCAAATTTAAAGGATGTGAAATATCTAAGGAATACTTTGATAAAGTTATGCAATTAGTTTAATATTTTCAATTAATGCATTCATTATTTTTTTTTCAAACTCAATTGGGTCATACCAATATGTGTCCTTTTTGCAATTAATATCAATTATATCAAATGGCTTTTTCTCCCAAGTAAAGTCAAATTTATACATTTTATAACGAGGTATATTTTCTTGTGCTGAATATAGTTTGCCATTTTGATTTTCTTCTTTGCATACTTGTCTTTTCACTAAATTACAATGATTACACAATGGTTGAAAATCATCAGGTGTTTGAGTTTTTTCATTTAATACACGAGGGTCATTATATAAATCATTTTTATGGTCACATATAATATCCGACCTTGACCCACAAGAAACACAAGGATTGCAAACAATCATTTTATGAATATGTTTATTGATAGGTCTTGTCTGAATATTCATTCTTTCCGAAAATACAAATATACCTATGATGCCTTTGCCTTTATAATTATTCATAAAGTCATTAAGTAATTCTTCTGGTATTTCATCATTATCATTTTCACTATATATCTTTGATTCTCCATTACCATAAATAACTCCATAATTGAATTTCTTATTCGCCCATCTATCTCCAACACCATTACCACCCCAATGCAATTGTTTATTGTCTTTTATAGTATCAATATGCAATATATCTGTAAAATCATTCGTAAGTGATTTAACCAATTCAACGACATTGACTTTAATGACAATCTCAGCAGTCATTATATTAACTTATATGTGAATCTAATAAAGTCAAATCAATTTTTAAGATAAGCCAATACAAATTTGAATGGAACTATAAAAATTGATAAACCATATATTATTCTATCTATATGTAAAATGGAGAGTGTCTCAATTGTCGGCAAAGTCCTTACTGACCCAATTGAGATACAATTCACCAGAGACCTACAAACTCACGGACATCGGGTCAATCTATATACATTTGATAATGATACCACTGTACCATCCACTTATGGAAATATTAATGTAATTCGTCGCATTACAAATGTTCCTATTGCGTGGAGAGAAATGGGACATTACTATGTAATTTATCCGATTACCAAATAAAAACATTTCGCTCATTAAAAAAACTCTACAAATACATCCATAAAGCAAATGGTATCTGGTTCACTTGTGTTAAGATAATCTTTCTCTAATCCTCTCATTTTAACTTCTAATAAACGAATGTCATTGATTAAACAAATTGGTGCAATATACATACCAGTAAGTCCACTTATGAGAGAAACAAATACTCTATCAGTAAAAAGCATTGGTGTTTTGGTATAATTATATGAGTTTGATTGTGGGTCATATGTTTTTGTTTTATAATGAGTATCTGATGTCTTGATTATTTTACGAATACCACAATATAATGTAGCCATTGGTATATAAATCCGCGATACTCGCGAGAAGTTCATTATAATGTATAGTAATTGCGTTAAATCTTTATATCGGAATGTGTAATGAGAGAGTTCTTTTTTATATATTACATTAGCAAGCGTATCTATGAAACTTGAATTAAATAAATTCTTTTTAAAAGAAATCCCTCATGGTGCTACGTGTGTATTTAGTGGAAAACGTTGTTCTGGTAAATCTATAGCTGCACTTGATTTATTATATACCAATCGGGATATTCCGGTAGGAATAGTTATGTCTGGAACAGAGCGTGCCAATCAATTCTTTAGTAAAGTAATGCCAAGTATGCTTATCTATGATGAGTTTGACAGTGAAGTTATTCGTAAATTTCTATTACGTCAAGAGAAGATAACTCGTCAATACAATGACGAGGTAACCAATTTTGGTAAAAGTGATATAGACCCTCGGGCTTTCTTAATTTTAGATGATTGTCTTTATGACAATAGTTGGCAAAGTGATAAGGGTATTAAATATATCTTTATGAATGGTCGTCATTTAAATATTCTATTTATGGTGACAATGCAATATCCTCTTGGTATTCCACCAATTCTTCGTACAAATATAGATTATGTATTTATCCATCGTGAAACACTGATAAACAATAGAAGACGTTTATATGATAATTATGCGGGTATGTTTCCAACATTTGAATCATTTAATCAAGTATTAGACCAAACTACTGAAAATTACGAATGCATGGTTATTAACAATCGTACAAAAAGTAATAAATTAGAAGACCAAATTGGATGGTTCAAAGCAGATATACGTAGCAATTTTAGAGTATGTAGTCAAGTGTTTTGGGATATGCAAGCACTTGATAAAGAGAAGAAATCAACCCAATCCTATAATGATGATGATGATGAAGAACCTTATGACCCTCGTAGTGCATCAAAAGGCAAAAAGAATATGATACCAATTAGGGTATCCAAACGATAGTAACACCGTGTGGATATTAAAGATTTAACAATTAATTATTATATGATGTATCGGTTTAGTAATAGTGATTATAGGGACGCATCTCATTGTTTTAGTTATGGTTTAGCCAAAGATAAAACGAGCGATATCAATTGGCTTGATATTATGTTGATTCCTTTTGGAATAGGTCTTATTATGATTCCTGCTAAAATATATATGCAATATAAAGAACGTAAGGAAAGTCATATGAGCGTAGATGAACTTTATGAAAAAAGACTTAAACAATATTAAATCCTACATCGTGTCTAATCCATAGATAACTGGTACAAATGAATAATAAACAAGATATACCTGGTTCTATAGGAATTAAATATAATCCAATTCCTAAGAATATAATACCGAAACCAACCACCCATTCTTTTTGTTGTAGAATACTAAATTCATCATAAAATGCAATAAATACTGCAATTAATAATGCAACTATCCATCCCCAAGTACTTGGAGAGTCCATTTCTATCAAAATGAATATAAAGAAAAATTAAAAAGGAGCTAATCCAACTTGGATATTTTCAGGAATATTTTTAATCATATCAATATCATAAGATTTGTGAGTTATTTTTTCAACGTGTTCTTTCATACCGCTATCTCTAAGGGCATTACGAGTAAAATATATCACTGTAAAACTAATAACAAATAGGAATACGAATGTTGCAATTTTATGTCCTGTTGTACGAGGTAATTCTTTTTTAATGGATACTTTATCTAAAATAAAGTAAAGTACCGCTGATATAACAATTGCACTTATTACTTCAATCATTTACATTAAAAGAATGTATCTTTTCTGTTAGAACGAACGAACTTCATACGTTTTGGATTAAACAAATGTTTCGTTCCTAATAAATGTGTATTTTGACTCGCAATTTCTTCATTAATTAACTTTTCAGATGATTCCATTTTTTCATTTTTATGAACCTTAATATCACCAGATGCATATGTATCTTCGTTTGTTTCAAAATATTGAATTTCTTTTAAGGATATAGGTTCGGTCTTTATGGTACTTTCTAATTCTTCATTATATGAACTCTTTAATTCAGACTCAGATTCAGAGTTTGACTCGGATTCAGAATCAGATTCAGGTTCTTTTTCTGATTCGGATTCAGACTTTGATTCTTTCACTGGTTCTGACTCTGATTCAGATTCAGATTCAGGTTCAGACTCAGGTTCAAGCACAGGCTCAAGTTCAAGTTCAAGTTCAAGTACAGGCTCTTCTTGTTCTGATTCGGAGGAAGATTCAGATTGTTCTGATTCGGAGGAAGATTCAGGTTCAGCATTAGATTCTGGTACAGGTTCAGATGAAGATTCGGATTCTATTTCTGGTGCAAGTATCGTCGCAGGTTTAGCTTCAATCTCAGTATCAGAAGATGAATAAGAATCTTCAGATGATTTATCTAAAGCATCAATTTCTTTAAAGATTTGTTCCATTGGAATTGATTGACGTAATACTACACGAATTGCCTTTCGTGCAATTAAATCACATTCGTGTAAATTTCTTTGACGTTCCAATGAACGAATCTTATGATAATATAAATAAGGTCTCTTCCAAAGACTACGTGCCATCTCAATCGCACATTTATGAACGAAATGTTCTGCACCCGGAACTCTTATATGTAATTTACCATCCAACTTTAATCCGTGTTGTGCTAAGATTGACTTAACAAATGACATAAAAGTTGCTTTTAGTAATTTTGAAAAATAGGGGTCTTTTATTTTTTGATATAATTGACTAACACGCTCTGCATTCCAACTAAAGACATCCTTGCAACTATCTTGAAATACCTCTAAAATTCCTTTTGAACGAATCTTTTCACCCTTTTGGTATAAACCTTGGAAAACAGTCACTAAAACATCACTGAGTAAATCACAAATATGTTCTGTATATTCGTGTTTATTCTCTAACAATAACGCTAATTGCGTTTCAGAAAAAAGGGATTTGGTCGCCATATTTGATAATAAATCATATAATCCTTAAGCAACGGAGTTTAAAGAATGTGTGAAAGGATTACTATGATATGCGGATAATAAATCAGGTACTAATCTTGTATCCTCTAAGGGTACTTGATTTGGTGGTTTTGTATAAGTGCAAGTATCTGGAATATTTTGTGTATATTGATATACGTGTCCTACATTTCCAGATGCACGTTCTGCCATACCAACATCTTGTCTTCTATTTTCCATTGGTATATCAGCAGAATCTAACGCAACACTTATTGCCTTAGCATTTGGTGTATGTCCCATACTTAATTCCATAGCAGAACGTGTTCCATCAATTTCCATATTATATTCAGCTTCATAGGACATAGGTCTGAAATCAACAGCACTCTTGGAATCTCCAGTGTACTCATGGTCACTTAGGAATTGTTTAGAAGTATTTTTAATATCAAAATCAATTACTTTATATGCACCGTGACGACGTGCGGTTTCACCACCTACATTACCCTCTTGACGTATATTATCTTCAGTGGTTTCACGAACCGTTGTCTTTGCAACTTCTTCGGGGTCATATACAATAGTATGATATACGTGTGAATTCATATTACGATATGTATCATCAACTGGTAAAGTTTCACGAACGGTTGCTTTCATATCTTCTATTTTTTCTACATAACCCTCTTTACCAGCAACTACATTGCCAAGACTTGAGTCATGGATAGTTGTTTCTTTAATAGTGGTACGTGCAACGTGATATACAGGGTCATATAATGTAGCTTTTGAGGGTATTTGGGCGCTCATATTACCATAATGACGACCACTATCAACTGTAAATTCTTTGGTGGAATGTTTAAATACATCTAATAAAGGAGCAACCACTGATTTAACCATACTTGTAACATTAGCCATAACTGTACGGACACCGGATACATCACGTTCATTGTCATATACTAAGATAGTTGCTTTACCATAATCATCTTTATTACCTTTACCAGGGTTTGTAGTTGTACCAACTGCTTGACCTTGGTATTCAACGTGAGAGTCAATACGGGCAGTAGGTTTCATTAATGTAACGGGACGACTTGTGGCTTCTTTCACTGCACCTGTTGTTTTAATCCATTGGTCGGAAGATTGTTCATACCAAGTATCTGGACGATTTTTATCAAATGTACCAATATTTTGGATAGTTGATATTTGACTTCTACCTTTACCAGGTCCAGTGGGACGACCTTTTGCCACTGTTTTAGGTTTATTGGCAACACGAAGGTCATCAACAGTTTTAGGACGAATTAAATCCAATGTATTCGCTTGTTGAAAACCACCAGATGGTAATGCATTATATCCTTTTGCAAGACCAGGTCCAACTTTAACTTGGGCGATTGGGAAATCATTATTACGAGCAATTGGAGTTACAACACGTGATTCATAAAAATCAGTTGCACTTTTCATTCCACATACATTTGTCACACCCTTTTGTGGTGTAAAGAATGTTTCAACTTCTTGTTTATTTTTATAAGAATCACCGCGTCCAGTAAATCGTTCTAATCCACTTTCACGTGATTCTAAATTCATATTTTGTTTTACACTTCCACGAAAGAAAGGTTGCATATTATTATGTTTAAAATCTTCATTGTGCATAGGTTCACCAGTTAATGAAGAAACACCTTCACTAAGAGGTAAAAACTGACTTGCATAACTTGTATGTGAAACTACACCATTTGCCATTGGATTTAAAGATGCTTGAAACATTTTATTTCCTCTTTGTTGTTCATCAGTACGTGCCTGACGAGAATAAGTAGTTTCGTATATAGACTTCATATTCACCTACGATAATAATTGAAAAAAGAATTTATTACACAGACAGGCAGGGCTTTACCGAATATACAACACTATATTTGATTTCTTTGTTTCCACGAAGCACTACCTTTGGTTCTCTTAATTGTTCCCGAGTTGCAACATAGGAATATGTTTTTTTATCATGAGAACGACTTGTTTCTTTAATTACAAAACGAATCAAGTTTTTGGTGGTTTTACGAAATAATTGCCGACTGGCTTTATGAGCGGCATTCATTGGTGTTTTACCCATATAACGACCACCTTCATCATTTACATCAGATGTTACAATAGTAAATGAGCGTTTAACACTTGGTGTTTTAGGTGTGGGTGCAACACACTTGACAGGTTTAGGTGCGACTGGTGCAGGTGCACTTGGTGAGGGCATATAGGATTGTACGGGTTGCATTTGGCGTACGATTGGAATGGGTTGCATTTGGCGTACTATGGGTTGCATAACTGGTTGAGCGGGTTGCATCACAGGTTGTGCTGAGGGACTTATGAAATTTTTTAGTGTCCGGAACACTTCAGACATGTTATTCTTTAAAATTGATAGATATTATAAATCTAAGGGCAAGAAGTATAACGAACTTCATAAGGGTTTCCAGGTGCTTCAGCACCACATCCAGTGGGAGGCATCCATCCGGTTGTAACATTGGTTTGTGTTGTTACAGCCATTGGTGCACCGGAAGGCATAAATGCATCTTGGTTTAATGGAGAAGGTAAACAAGGTTTGTGGTTATCTTTTACTACATTACGATAACTTACATTCCATTCAAAAGGAATGATGGCTTTGTCTTGAGGGTTATAGCATAACCATTCCCAACGATTCCATCCAGTGCCTCTTAGAGTGCAAGGGGGATTACTTAGACGTGTATCTTCCCGTGGAGCCATGCAACTACGAACGGGTACAGATTTACTAGGGGCAGCACATACACTGGGTGCTTCAGGATTATTGCCTGGTAAGTATTGTTTAGAAGGGCATTTTGTATTTTTACGGGGAATACCAAATAAATCGGATTCAACACCTACAGCAGAACCCGGAGCACACATACCGGGTCCCCAATGTTGCCAACGCATAGATGGATCAGCAGGAATATCACGACCACAATCAGTGCAATCATTTGCAGGTGTTCCAAGCATATACATACCAGGTGCAACACTTGTTTTTAATTTTTGTTCATAACTGCAAGGGTCGTAACTGAGTCCTTGGAATGACATTACTATAAACTCTGTTATATAAGACGAAAAAAACATAATTAAGTTCTGTCAGCACAACGTGGTAAATTCATCGCAGGAGGTAATGGAACTGAACGATAACGTATCATTTGACAAGAAGGTAAATGTTGCATTGCTGTATTAATAGGTGTTGTCTTCTCATTTACAATTAATCCACCCTCTGGTGTAGGCATCCATTGTCTTGAAGCACACATTGACATTAAACGAGTTTGACCTCTTAAATCACTCTCTAAATCAACCAAGTTACCCTTACTATGACTAACGGCTGTTCCACCGACAATACCCAATTCGTGACGACACTTTTGTTCGTGTTCAAACTTATTGTTATCCAACATATACATTAATGTATTTGCATTTTCTCCTAATTTTTTAGCATAACTGCATTCATCATAAGTTAAATGATTAAAACTCATCTTCTATTGATAACGTACTACTTTTTACTTAGATAAACTTTATTTAATCCACAAAATTTGAAATAATATTTAAAGAAGAATGGATTTTTATAAAGAATGGATACTATTACTAATATACGACATGGGAGGATATTGTTAAATTATACCTCTTTCTTATTTGGTTTAACAAGTTGGAAGGCAATGCAGTCAAATCATTGGATGAGTAGAGCATTCCTATGGCAAATGGGATTATCTATTTTTACACACGTAAATCATTATCATTTAGATGAAGAATTTGAAGTATGGGGACAACGTACATTACTTTATTTAGATAAAATCATAGCTCATTATATTACTATACGTAGTATATATGATGCATATAAATTGCCATTAAATCGTTATACTGGTTTTTATTGGATAAACTTATTGTATGTATTATATATTCATGTAATTAGTAAAAAAAATAGTTATAATATTAATGGTAGGTTTAAAAGTCTACTATGGCACGGTAGTATTCATTTAAGTTCAAACTTAGGTTGTATATCTTTATTAGAGGGACTTCGTAAATTTGCATTAACGATTCCTGATATAACTGTTCATTGACGGTTACCACCATAAATTATCATTGACGGTTACCACCACGGTTATTATAATCATTATAACCACATTGCTTTAGGAAATCTTGACGTTGAACGTATTGACGTGTTGGGTCACCACCACGAGTCCATGGAGGGACGATATGTTCGGCATTTTGAACTTCATCTTTTAAGCAATTGACTAAAGGAATGTTACGGTCATAGTCAACTTCCATAATTGATTTTTTGCAAGGGTATTGAATACCTTCATAAGCACTGGTAGATGTACCTTGTAGAATTGGCATTTCAACATCAGAATCAGCAATACCCGGTTTTAGATTGGGGCATCCTTGGAAGATGCGTGCAAATAATTGAGTACGGCAACGGTCACGAGTCATTTGTTCTGGATTATTGAAAAGGTCATTCAGTTTATCTACAGTGCAACTATCCGTCCATCCATATCCAATGCGTGCGTGTAGATTAGGATGGTCGTATTGGAAATCGGGACTACGCATAATAGTATTATCGGTACAAGGAACGGGAAGATAGTTTGATACTTCATGACTAAATATGGAATCATTTTGAATATCTTTAGCTTCTTTGGCACAGCAATCCGAACGATAAGAATCGTTTGAACGGAATATAGAATCTTTGCTCATGAAACGTTCTACTTACAGTTGTATAATATATTTTTTACAAATGACGATCGACTGTTCTATAAATATTGTGATCGCATTGAAAGCCATTTCCTTCTTTACAAGATGCACCTCTTCCATATAACCAATCAGTGAATCCTTCGCGATTATTAGGAATAGTCGTACTTGGCATAGTGTAAAATTCTCTTTCAGATGCATTCTTGCTATAAATGTCATTTACGTCACGAAATAATCTTGCGTGGAAATTCTTATCAATTGATTTTTGAACTTTATCTGTCATTGTAGCACAAGCACCTGGGCGTTGTGGTTTTTCAGAATAATCACTCATAAGAACATTCATAAATGGATTATCAATGGTGGAACGAGCACATAATGTATTATCAACGATATCTAATTGCTTTTTTTCCAAAAACTTTTCCGCTGTTTTTACTTTCTTCTTCTCAACCTCATATATCCCTATAGAGATTAAGCCTGCAATAATTGCAAAGAATAGATAACGTGAATCCTTTGTAATAATTGCTAACACAATACTTATATAGAGAAAGAAACGTATGCTGGCATTCAATTTTTCTTCAAGTGACATAGATTGTAGTGGAACAACTAAATAATAATTGTCTGCACCTAAAAATCCAAGCAAATCATCGTACCAGATTTTTTCACTCATGAAACTCCTATTGAACGTCTATAATAAATTTCGGAAAAATGAGAAACAATGCATATCATTAATAAATCCCATCCATGCATTCTTCCATCCAATCCATTCCTAATACGATGTAAACCCCAAGCGTATATCATATACATTGTTGTAAATGTTGCAATTTGTCTCCGATATTTAAACCATAATGCATCATTGTATTCTTTATAAGCCTCTGTTAATTCGGCATAAACTTTTGCATATGCTTCTTCATTTGCATCTGATTCCATATTATTAGATAGTAGGCTTCTTCTTATCTTGTTTTGTACGCATACGATGATGGCGTCTTGCAGAAGAAGGACGAGAAGTAGAAGAAGATGCACCCGCACCTGTGTTAAATCCGGATGCCATCTGTTGAATCATTGACATCATACCGCTTAAATCACCCATTCCGCTCAGTCCACCCATAATACCACCCATACCGCCACCACCTGCACCCATCATTGATGGAAGTTTTGCAGCCAATGATAAAGCATCTTGTAATAATAACTCTTGACTTAGTTCTCCATTCATTAATTTAGATTGAATTTTATTGCCAACACTGGCTACAATCTTACCAAGACCATTCTCTTGTGTAAGTGCAGAAAATACATCACCTCCTGAAAGATTACCCATTTGAGCCTTGATATCATTTAAATCAATTTCTTGAACTATCTCCTTTGCTAATTTACCAATAGATGTATTCTCAATGTCACCAAGACCAAGGTCATTTAAATCCATCTTTGTAGGACGTTGAGATAAACGCCACATACGTTTGATAGTTTCAATGCAATCAATAGGTGTCTTGTTATCTACAATGTATGAAGTACATTCTTCCTCTGTATTCATCTTGCCAATACAAGAAATAACACTAATAAGTATATTTGTACGCTCAATCTCACTATCATTTATAAATAGATAAAGCATATCCAAATATTGATATACAAACATCATTGGAACAAATTTCTTCACTTGACCGAAAGTAATATCTTTAAACATTAATAATTCATCATTGGAAGTATTCTTTACATATTCTTTCCATGCATCATCTTCTGTAATATTCATTAGTTCAACATACATTGCACTAAAATTGGTCTTATAAGTCTCACGATGTTCTAAAGAAGCTTTATCAAACGTCTCATAATGTGCACGAATGCTTCTAAGGATTTTACGTGCATCAACATCTTTATCACGTTTTGTCTTAGTTACCTTCTTTAATTGCTTCAGCAAATCAAGATAATATTGGTTAAATACAGCAACGGCGTTAATCTCTTCTGACATATAGCTATATCATACCATCCTAAATGACGCCTTAAGTACTAATCAATTTATTTGTCAATACACACATATTTTGTAAATATTTCCAAATGATTTCTTTATTTTTATCTGATAGAACAGTCCAGCAAGTTTTAACCTTTTTAATTATATTAAGACCATCATTCATATTTCCTTGAACGTCATCATAACTATTATCTAAAAAGAATGCTTCTTCTCTATTCATTAATTGTTTATTATAAGGGGCAGTAACATATTTATGGTATATTTTATAAATATATTCTTCATCTGTTAAAAGAATAATTTGAACGCTATGATGCATAAATCTTAATTGTGAATCGTCTGGGAATACTTTAATTAAATCATTCATGCAATTTCCAAATTGCTGGTTAAATAAATCCAAGTAGTTCATTATAGTAAAATATACCTATAATTCTTAAATATATTTTGCATTAGCTTTATACACCATTTAGCAATCAATGTAAAAGCATTAGCTTTATACACCATTTAGCAACTGTGATAAATCCTTGTCACGTGTTGCACGGAATGAATCTAAATTCAAAGATTCTTTTTTCACACGAGTATCTTCTGACGATAAATTTGTTGAACCCAATTCTTGTTGTGGTATTGTTGTTGAAGTGGAAGTTGGAACAGATTGTTCTTCATTAATATTTGTCCAACCTGCATTATGAAATGTATTGAATCCATCTAATGCAGTTTCACTCAACATACCAAAATCTTGAGACATTTCACCACCTAAAGTAAATGGAGATGGTTGTCCATCTTGAAGAGCGTCAGATACAACCATTATTTCATTTTGTGTTTTTTGTTCTTCTTGTTTATTTTGTGATGGTGCTGCACCTTGATTTAGAAGACCTCTCCCTGGTAAAAATAAAAAGTTAAATACCTGTCTACCAATCAACCATTCATTATTTGATACCATTAACGCAGGAACTCCTGTTAATGCCTTCGGCATTCCCATTCCAAGTGCTCTCATCTTATCCACCGATGCCAACTTTATTTCATTTGACGCTCCACGACGAGTTAGTTCTTCCATAATTGTTCTACAATGACCACAAAAATCACTATAGAATAAAATCATTCTATATCCCTCTGACAATCAATTCACAAGGATTATTAATCAATGCAAACGCACTTAGAGAAAAATTGATTAATATCTTTAATCCCTCATCTTATATCAGAAAGGATGTTTAAAAACTACATTTATCATAGCAAAGTTCCTTCTAAAAAGGTTACCTTTGAAGTTTATGATGTTGACCTCGCCATTGTAAATGGTATCCGTCGTGTCATATTAAGCGATATTCCTGTAGTCGGAATTTGTGGTGAACCATACGATGATACAACCGTTCATATTGAAAAAAACAATGGTCCTCTTCATAATGAATTTATGATTCACCGCATTGGACTCGTTCCACTTCATCTAAATGAAACTGAAACTGAAGCATTTGATGAAGACAATGATTATGAAATTCGTTGTGATGTAGAACACTCTGGCTCAGGTACAAAGAATGTTACATCTCGCGATTTCCGTATCTTTAAAAAAGGACACTTACTTGAACCAAAAGAACACGAACGTATATTTCCCATTAATTCTGTTACACAACACGCCATCCTACTAACACGTTTACGTACAAATGAAGCCCTAAAATTTAAAGCTACTCTCACTAAAAATACTGCAAGCTATCATGCATCTTTCTCACCCGTCTCTGTATGTACTTACCAATTTATGGTAGACCCCAAGAATAAATCAACAAACCCATTAGAAAAAGAAAGAGCCTACATTAAAAATACATTTGGTGAACCAACACAATATATGATGCATATTGAACCAGTCAATGGATTAACCGTAAAGTATATCGTCAAAAAAGCAATTGATATTCTTATTGAAAAATTACAAAAGATTTCAATCAATCTTGAAGAAAAGAACATAACCTATACAATGCTACAGCCAAATCGCATTCAATTTACCTTTCATAAAGAAACAGATACACTCGGTAATCTCCTCCAATCTATGATGCATAATGATTATATCCGGAATAAACATCCTGCACGTTCATTCAATCTAACATTTGTTGGATATAACTGTCCTCATCCCCTTGAAGCAACGATGCTTCTTTCTATTAATCTTGAGGGAAATACACAACCAACCGAAGAAGATTTCGTTGGAGTACTAAAAGATAGTGCCGACCGTATCCGTATTACTCTTGAAGACATTCGCGCATCTTGGTTGAGATTTGTACCGTAAAACTTTCTGGAGATTCAACAGGAGTGTGTTATATGGAATATTTAGATGAAGAAGTACCAGAATTAGAAGTACGCGAATATATTGGCAAAGGTGACCACGGCTCTACAAATGTATATACAGATGGCGAACTTATTACATATATCTTCCATTTATTAAGAACTGTCCTAAAAGATATTAGAGATGATGCACTCCAACAACGTGCAATCCAAATTGCAACCCTTATTAAAAACTCTAACACTAAAATACCCTATAAATTACCTTTTAAATTAACCATTAATGCTACCCGTAAAGATTATGAAGAAATACTGCACGAATTTATTGATGCGATTGAATCCGCAAATAAAGAAGACTCATATGTCCAACGTATCCAAACCCTAAAAACCATTTATTTCCCATTAGAATCTGATTCTTCAAAGGATACTATCACTAATACAGAAGTATATCTTGAAGAAAACACAGATAGTTCTAAAATTTTAGATGATGAATCTTTCGAAACCACTGTCACTAAAATGTATAAACGTTCTATTTTGTCATCCGTATTAACTCTTAAAGAACGAATTGAATATAAACCAACCGTTGGTGATGAAATGAAATATGATGTAAATGAATTTATCCCAAATTGGACGACGGTTGAAAAGAAATTAAAAGAATTGGAGATACTCCCTACATTTGATGACCTAATTACTCTATTGGAATCAAATGGATTTCCATATGATACATTAAATATAGACCATTGGAAATCTATTGTAGATATTATTGAAAAATTACCCGATAACGATGAAGATGAAACTTCACCAAAACATAGTAAATCAAAAGAATCTTTATATGACATTGGTTCATTGCCCTATATTAATTTATTAAAGGCTATGCAAGATTCACCTATAACATTAAGTACCGTCGGTCAACAACAATCAATTATTGGTTCATATCCATCCAACGTTCAAGTTTCTGGAAGAGTTGATACATTATTGAGTGAAATCATCAATTCTTCTTTATCAATAGAATCATTAATTCAAACAATTGGTGACCGTATTACACAAGAACGTCAAATTAAATTAACACGTTTCTTAAATGAATGGGCTATTATAACTGAAGAGGTTATTCAAGAAAAACTCATTGCCTATTTGGAACGCAGTGAAGAACTTAAAAATTCAATAAATACGCCAACAATAATGCCTATAAGTATAGCTCACGAACTGCATGATATTACAGAAGGTGATAATGTTCGCAATTACGAAGGTATGACAAATGGTGATGAAGAAATGTTATTTTCAAACACAGAGGCTGGAGAAGTATTCAGTGTTATGGAGGAAGATGAAGCTTTCAAACAAAATAAAGACCCACTTCAATCAATATTGCCAATTAGTACTATATTAACCAAAGAAACTGCGAATGAAAAAGGTATTTGTAATGGAAGTTATGAAATATTATCCGGATGCCATATGCGTCTATTTGGTGTTCTTCAAGATGCTGGATTCATTGATTCATTTGACCAAAGTACATTGAGTGATATATATCTTTCTATTGGTTCAACATTACAAATTGCTTCCATTGAAGATGCATTTATTTCTGATTTTCCAACATTGGAAAAGAATGTTATTGAGTTGCTAACAAAGACAATTGTAAATGGACAACCTTATCCTCATATAATGATGCGTCCAATTATTGCTATGGATTTAAAAAGTCGTTGGCATTCTTTGGAGAAAATATACAATAAAGAACTCGTGGTTACATTTACACGTTTATTTGCAATGGTTGTATTGGTGCTTCTTCGTAAAAGTCTTACAGGTACACTTACATTTGACCCATTACAAGGTATGATTTCTACTATTTCACTCTATTCACCATTTGGTATTCCCTTAGAGGGTTCATCAGATAAAGAAGGTATTTTAGTTTATTTATGTGCAGTGTGTGAGAAAAACGTAAATTGGGTTTTATTGTATCCTCGTTTAGATGCAAGTACATTTATGAAACGAATCATAGCACTTATTCCAACAGATAGAAGTTTAATGCCCGTTTTACAGGATATTCAAACTATTTATAAAACATTTCATAAAGATGAACAATCTGTTGTAGATGTTGCCCGTTTATCTTTAATTGAAGCTCTTGAGAAGGGTGATAAAGGTAGAATATTGCCAAATTATATTAAAGTACTTTTATTACTTCCAAGAATGATTGCAGCACCTAAACGGGGTTCTATTATAGGATGCTGTGTTCAACCATTAAATGAAACATTTAAAGCAGACCAAGATATTATTCAAAAGAAATTAAAAGCCCTCATTGCAGTAAAAGATAAATATGCAAAAGGTAAAAAGATAATTAGAGGACGTTTATCAAATTATACACAAGAAGTTGAGAAGAAGACTCATAAAGAAGTACCTTTACCAAATAAAATAACAACATTTGAACGTTTAGAACTTTCTTATAAAGAATGGTCTGAAAAATTCATTGAAGGGATTGATGATTCCTTTTTAAAAGATAAAATAGATACATTATGGACTCGTTTGGTTAAAAAGACGGGTAAAAATAATAAGGAAGCGAATCAATGGTTTTTAGAACAATCTTCCATTGATTCATTGGGTTCTATTTTACCTAAATGGATTATCATATTACGTAGCAGAGGAAGAGAACATCCAAGTGAATTGGTATATTTGGATGCAATGATAGAAACATTCAAGTTTATTAAAGAACGTCTCGCTTTAATTCAATATCCGGTTGATAGTGTTAAGGAGGCTACACATCAAGTGCGTTTATATTTATTAAATGCATTATTATTTCAAAGTGATTATATGACAGAGAATGTAGTGGTTCAATCATTATTTGATATAATATTAACCATTGGAAAAATGAATTTTATTCCACCAATCTCTGAGTTTGGCAAAGTGATTGCCGACCTTCGTGAGAAACTTAAAGTGAAAGCATTATCTGTACTTGACGTTCAAACAGATGAGGATAGGTCATTATTAATAACATTAAAAGAATTAGGTATACACGATTATGTGAAAGATGCAAATGTATATGAAGAGGATGAATCAACTTATTATACTTATAAGGGTCAAGATGAGGATAGAAATGAGGATGAAATAGGAGATGATGACTTGTATGATTAATATTTATTATCTAATAGAAATATTAGAATCTTAATGGAAGATATAAATCAAATTGAAGAAAGTAAACTTCGTAATATAGTATATAGACGTTTAGGTAGTCAATTCAAGATTCCAAATCTTAGAAAATATATAAATAGTACATCTAAAGAATGCGGAAGTCGTCCTTGCACTGTAGATGAATTTGTAACTAAAGTTGAAATGATAATTCGTACATCTCCTACAGCAAGACGGTCACCTAAGGATGAACGTATGGATGTAGAAAAACAACCCAGAATAAAACGTAAAGCGAGTCCACCAGCTCCTCCAAGTGAAATGGATCAACTCGCACAATTATTTGGAAATATTGGTATAGCTGAAGGAAAAGCACCTCGTAAAAAGGTAAGAGTAACTCGTAATCCTACACATAAACCTGTTGTTAAAATGCAATTGGATAGAAGAGAACCTACACGTCGTAGCCAACGTCATCAACCAGCATTAGAACCAATTGTAGAGGAGAAAACTCGTAAAACTGTAACAGTAACTCGTAAAAGAACAGGTGTTGCTAAAATGCAAGTAGATAAACCAGAAGTTAAACCCAAGACAGAGAGTCCAGTTCATGTAAAAGAGGAAGAGCCAAAACATAAATTAGAAAGACATAGAAGTTCTTCTTCCTCCGAAGGTAGAGAAAACAAAAAAATAAGTCGTCGTGATGAGAGTGCATTATTACGTTCATTACTTAAAATGGGGTTCTAAGGATTCTTTAGAATTATTAGGGTCTTTATATTGATTCGTTTTGGGGATTGATTGCATTAAATGAACTTATTTCTTCCATCATTTTCTTTTGTACTGAATCAACCGTTGCTTTAATTGTTGCTTCATCTAATAATATAGTAGGTTCTGGTTCTAATAATACCGTTGGGAAGTTACTCCATTGAGCTTCTTGTTGGTCTGATGCAACAACAGGATATAATGCTATTACATCTTCGGATATAACTCCTAATACTGTAGCTTCGCATACAATGACACCATCCGGTGAAACAATAACGGTAAATTGAACGTGTTTACCAATAAACTTTGGTTCTCTATATAATATTGTATCAATAACATATTTATTTTTTCTTGGTTCTTTTGATGGTGAATAAGATAACCAAACATCATGCACTACTTGAATAGGTGCTCTTTCAGCATCCGCGCATAATCTAAAGGAGTCTGTATTTTTAAGAACAAATTGAATATATTCCAATGCACGTCTATAACCATCATTAATCCAAATTGGTGTTGAATCATCTGGTTTCTTTGAATCTAAGAATGTATCATCGCATTTTATTGGAATTTTAAAAGCTCTTTTCAATGCTTCAGCATAATCAGTATTATCTAATTCATTCATATATGCGGAAGGATATTGAAGAACACGGTCATCGCCTATGCTATCAATTGGGTGATGATTCCAAGGTTCTACACCTTTATTAACATTTGGCAAAGGTGCTTCTTTATCATAACCGGTAACAATGAATGATTCTTTAGATTTAATTTTAAAAAACCAAACATAAATAATTAGAAAGAACAAAAAGCCAATGATTCCATATTGTAATAGCATCCTCCTATTTTGAGAGAGGATTTGTTAAATCCAAAGAATCATAAGGAAGACCACCGGCTTCGCGTTCTTTATTATCTCCGACAAATGCATAATCGGGTGATTTCATTTTTTTATTTTTCTTTTGTTTTTCACAGCAATCTGGGTCAGAAACACATCCGTGACAAATTGGGTTATAAGGTGCATCTGTTAAGTATTTACGATATCCAGTTCTTTTAACACCAATCGGCAATTCGCACATTCCTCTATTGACACATCCTCCTCGTTGGTTTGAATAATTCTTATTTGCTTGAAAGAAGGGACAATCTTCATTTTTTAAACAAGGTGAATCCCATTTTGTTACTAAATCAGATTCTGGTTTTTTCATACCGAATGTAGTGTAGGATGAATTACATAATCCTTTAATATCAATTGTATTATCACCGTAACAATGGAACATTGGGTCAAACCTATCACTTTCAGATTCAAATTGAGTCATAAATCCTTCAGTTAAATCAATCCATTGCAATTGCATTTCAGGAACAACCGTATTTTTCTCACGGGCTAATATATATGAGTTAGTACCTTTAAAGAAGGTTGATAAATCAACATTAGTTTTTTTAAAATATGGATATGTTACTTGAAGACGGTCATAATCTAATGCACTAAATCCCATAATAGAGAATTGTTGATTTAATAATAGACGATTCATTGGACTAAATGGGACAAAATATACGACAATAACATCAACTTCACCATTAGCAAGAATTCTATCTAATTTATCCCACGAATCCATTGGAATTTGAACGATAGAAGCATCAATATGATAACTTTGAATAATAGCCGATGCAAATAATTTACTACTACGGTCAATGATACCAACCTTTTTCTGAGACCAATCAAAAGAACATTCAGTATTAAATGCATTATCGGGCGTCATCAATGAAACGAAGTATCCTTTATCTAATGCAATTGCCTTTGTGTTAGGGAATAATATATGAGCATCGTATGGGTCACATATTACAGCAGAAGCACCGGATACATTTTTAGAACCATTAACTATAAATTCCCAAGACTCTATATCATAGGGTTTAAATGTGATACCTGTAGAATTAACGTGGTTAAGTGGGTTAGTAGTAATAACAGTTGAATTTGAATCAAAGAATTCTTTATGAGCGGATATTAATACAATAATAAATGCTATTAAAATTAATGCCAAAATGCCAATAGTTATTTTATTAAATAACATAACCTCTCTAACGAGTTAAAATATTTTTATCTACTGCTTGATAGGAAGTAATGATAGAAGTAAGAGTACATCGTTGGTTTTTAGCATTATTTATTTATGCCATTTTGATACTTATACTTATGGCAATTCGTCCAAGTTTTATGTTTGATAAGAATGGAAATTTAAAACAATGGCGTTTAGAAACGAGCGAGAACAGTTCTATATTTGGAGCTCAAGTATTTATACCATTATTAGCATTATTTAGTTATTACTTTGCAATATTTTTAGATGCGACTTTCAATTTATAAACTATTATAAATGGTTTAAACCAAAGATGTTTATTTCACATAATAATGTCTTGGGAAACATTTGCGCAAAAAACAATTTGGAAACCAATAGAGAAATGGTTTATAAATGCATTAGAATCCCGCGATTCAATGTCGTTAGATGGATTTGCAATTATTTTTGGTAATTCAGGATGTGGAAAATCTACTCAATTCCAGTGGTTGTGTAAGCATTATGGTATAGATATAATAAATGTAGAAGGACTAAATACAAAAGATATTATTGATTTTCTTAAAAAAAACTACACAAGTAACTTGATTGGTTCATTGCAAGGTGTTCGTCCATCTGTATTTGTTATAGAGGATATGGATACATTATGTTCTATGGATAGAATGTTTAGTAGTTCATTATATGGATTTTTGCAAACAACAGGTCATAGATATATACCTATGGTCGCGATAGCCAATACATCCTATGAGAAGAACTTCGGTGATTTACGAAGGAATGCAACTATTTTTCATTTACCGTGTATTTCGGTGGGAGATATGTATTTATATATTGAGAAAAATGCAGAAGGATTAAATATACCAGAGGATGTTCTTTTAGAGATTGCAAAGAATAGCAGAGGTAGTTTTAATCAAGCTCGCGAAGGAATAAGGATGCAATTATCTGGTAAGACGGATGAGGTTACATCATTTGAAACAATTATGCAATATCCAACATTTCATAATATACGTGAATGGATATATGATGATACCTATGGTACAATCCTTCGTTTTCACGAAAATCTATTTCACGAGATTTCAGCACGTAAGGGAAAAATAATAGATAAAAAGAATGTATATGCAAGTGTTTTATTGGAATTATTATTATTAGATATAAGTCTCGTTAATTTTGAATTAGATGAAATTAGGATAGGTCCATTGATATATAAATGGATGATGATATGTAAAACCTATCCAAGAATGAAGGAGAGTACAGAATATGAATTTACACGGTTATTATCACGATTATCGCTTCATAAGAAACACGCAAGACGGATGCATATACAGATACATCAAAGTAAAATTTCTCCCTTTTGTTGGAAACACGCTCCTTATTTCTACGCCTCTATTTTTAGCAACAAAATTTCTAAATCATAAATAGGGATTTAATATGTCAGATGCAGCCACTGTACCAAATGTTGCAGAAACACCTTCTAAAGTAGCAGAAACCGCCTCAAAGGTCGGACAAGGTATTAAAGATACCTTTTCAAAAATATCCAACTCTCCTGTTACTGTTATCATATTTGCTATAATTGCGATATTTGTCGTTATGATTGTCGCATACTTAATCTATAGTCGGTTAATGTCAGGTCTATCCGGAGGTAACAAAGGAATCATTCTTACGGAATCAAAAGTACCTATTATTGGTACAGTTATTACACAATTAGATGGAAAAGAAATACAAGCATCTGGCAATGGTCAACGTCAAACCATTGCATTTTGGATTTACATAAATGATATTGATAAATTCAAAGGTGTATATCGTCACGTACTTCACAGAGGAGATAAGGTAATTACAAATGCATCTCCATTAATATTTATTGATAAAGATACAAACAAAATGCATATACGTTTTGACAAAGAAGGTCAAACACTTGGTGCAACAACAATGGATACACCATTTGATACAAAGTTATTTGCTGTAAGTGCCGATAGTCCTTCAACACTTGACACTGAATTCAAGACTATTACAATTAGCAGTGCAGAAACCAAACAAAAGCTTGATATGATGAAACATGGTATTACCATTGATTATCTACCAACTCGTAGATGGATACATGTAGCAGTTGTAGTAAACGACCAAGCAAGCAAGGGTTCTATATCTGCTTACATTGATGGTGAATTAGTGAAAGTAGTAGATTCCAGTATGACAGAATCTATTATATTAGCTGATACAACCACAACAAAAGTCAAATATGATTTCACAAATTTAGTATTAGATAAAGGTGGAAATGTATATACAGGAGGTGCAAGTTCCGATTCACTTGGACCTGGTTTTGACGGTGCTATATCCAAGATTCAATTCTTCAATTATGATTTAAATACCAAGGATATATACAAGGTATATATACAAGGACCCATTGATAGTCTAATGACTAAAGCAGGTTTAGCTCCTTATGGAATACGCAATCCCGTCTACCGTTTAGGTTAAGTGGTAAACCTTCACTACCGTTTAGGTTAAGTGGTAAACCTTCACTACCGTTTAGGTTAAGTGGTAAACCTTCACTACCGTTTTTTATAAAGATTTTCTTGTAATAACGGTACAATAATATCACGATGTGGCATTTCTGTCGTACTATATTGGAAACCATTTAATTCAATAACTCCATATTTTTTCTTCATTTCAATAATAACGATTAAATCTAACCAAAACATTCTGCACGTTCTTGACAATTTATAAGTTTTAATTTCCCTTACTTGTATTGGTCTAAATACACTTTTATAATTAATTAATTCATCATCAATTATAAATAATGTATCTTTAGAACGAGTTTGTATTGCTTCTTTCACGGTTAATGCAATTTCTTTTTTACTAAAAGCCAATAGATTTGTTTTAGTAATTAAGTTATCTATCGTTTTATTTTTATTTGGAAGCGGTATTCCTACATATGAGCTATGTGTTCCGAGTGTATATATCGGTTCTCCGTGCAGTTGTTTTGGGAAGTTAGTATTTAAATTAATACGAAACATACTTATAACTACTATTTAATTCTTTATTCTCTTTTCTTTCATATAGTATAGAGGAATGATATTAACAACCATACCACAAATAATATTGGCATTGGTACTCGTCATATTATTATTTGCATTAGGTTTCTTTGTATATAATAAAGATATACTCACTGGATTAACTGCTAATAGAAATAATAAAGTAAACACAATGATTATTGAAGGTGTATATGATTTAACCAATACATCTGCAGAAAAAGAAATTAATACATTTGATGAATCAAAGCCCAATTATATTAATATGCCACTATCCAATAATCAACGTAGCGGTGGTGAATTCACTTATAATTTCTGGTTATGGATGGATAAAGCTGTATTTACAGGTAGTCCTGATTTAGGTAATACTGTACCTGCATTAGACGATGGATTAAAAGCAGATGATTATATATTATTTATGAGAGGTATCAAAGAAAAGTATAATTATAATAATATATGTGGTTCATCTAAAAAATCTGATGTTATGATTAAAAGTCCACTTGTGAAATTACAAAGAAAAGGTAAATATCTAACTGTTGAATTAAATACAATAAAATCACCCGATGCTCGCAAATATAATTCCCGTAACACTTGCAATGAAAAAAATGCTTCTTGGAGTAAAATGAATAAAGCACGTATTGCAATTGGTGATTTATCAAGTAGCGAAAACTTTAATCAAAAATGGTTTATGGTTTCTATCGTAGTTCAAGAAACTTTCCCAGATGACCCCATTCCAATAAGTAACAAACTTAGAATTAGAATGTATATTAATGGTGTATTAGAATTAGACCAATACTTAGATAGTGGTAGCTTTGCCAATAGTTCAACTGCAGTACTATTACAAAATTCAGGTAATGTATATATTTATCCTAAAACTCTTGCTTCTGGTGTTACTACGAGTTCTGGTATGAACGCGAATCAAACCTCTATAATGAATAGTCCAACGACAGGTTCAATTGGTATGGCGAATCTTCAATATAGCAATTATGCATTAACCGGTTCTGAACTTGAAACTCTATACAATAAGCGTTTCCCATTGGCTCTCAGCTATGCTGGTGCAATTGATTTATCTTTACAAAAATATAAAGATTTCAGTAGTCCCAGTAGCCAAAAGAAACCCATTTTAAGCAATATTTAATATGTTCTTTTTAGTTTTTCTTATATAAAAAGGATTCTCTCTTCACTTATAGGAGTGTAATATTATGCCAGGTGGTGTAATCCAATTAGTAGCTATTGGCTCACAAGATTTGTATTTAACCGGTAATCCGTCATTTTCTTATTTTAAAGCAGTCCATCGTCAGCATACTAATTTTGCTATGGAAAGTATTCGTATTGAATTTAATACAAAACCAACCTTATTAGATACATCCCGTACCAGTGTAACTTGTACTATACCACGTTATGCAGATTTACTCAAAGAACTATATTTTTCATTTCAATTACCCGATATATATTCGGATGACTCGCTTAGGTTTCAATGGGTGGAAAATGTCGCTCATTATATGATTGATAGATACTATATTTCATTAGATGAACAAGTGCTTGATTTAAAATATGGAGAATGGTTGGATGTTTGGAATGAATTGACTATACCATTGAGTAAACGGTCAATTTATAATAAAATGACAGGAAATGTAGAAGAATTTACTGCACCTCGTGCTTTAGAAGACCGTGTCATTATTGAGAACAATAATATTAGTTATCAATATTATCCAAATGGTGATCGCACAACTTCAACACCTTCAATCAAAGGACGACGCTTCTATTTACCACTACAATTTTGGTTTTCACAAAATCCTGCATTGGCACTTCCTTTAATTGCACTTCAATATCAAACTGTTACAATTACAGTTGAGTTTAGGTCTTTAACTGAATTATATCAAGTATGGAATGGTGTTAATGGAACACCTATATATTTAAGTCCATACTACTATAATCAATTGAATCAAGATTACAATCAATCTTCTGTAGGGTTTTCAACATTTTCATTAAATAATACAAGTTATGTAGATTTACAAGGATATATTGAAGCCAATTATGTATTTTTAGATACGAGTGAAAGAAATGCGATAGCACAATCCGCATATACATCTCTATTGGTGGAACGAATTGAACGATTGGAGTTTGATGGTATATTAACGAATTCAACGGTAAATTTACTTTTACATAATTCTGCAAAGGAAATAGTATTCTTTGCCCGTCGCGATGATTTTAAAAACTATAATGATTGGACTAACTTTACAAATCGTCATCCAACAAATGAATCCTATGAGATTTTATCATCCGCTCAGCTTATATTTAATGGCATAACCAGATTGGAACAAAAAGATTCAACTTATTTTAATTTACTTCAACCTTGGCAACATCATACAAATACTCCCAGAACTGGATTATATGTATATAGTTTTGCGCTTTATCCTGAGAAATATCATCCAAGTGGAACGTGTAATATGAGTATGGTAAATAACGTTCAAATGCAATTAGCAAATAATGCTCCTGTCGCAACGACATATCAATATTCTTATATATTTTACTCAATTGCATACAATATCTTTGAAATTGCTTCTGGTATGGGAAAAATGAAATATCAATAAAATATAGAATGAATTTAATTGTAGTTATACTATTATTAATTGGAGCTTATTTGATTTACTCTATGTTGGAATCTTATAAGGAATTAGCAAAAGAAATAAGAGAAATACGGTTAAAATGCATAAATCCCCCTTCTTCTGCAAAAGCTCCCATTAAGATTAGTGCAAGAGCCCCTGAAGATGTTTTATCAACAACACTCGGTCAAGCACGTTATGGAATGATTAATACATTACAAAATGTATCCAGAAAATTAAGATATACGGATTAAATCCTCTTACCCATCGGATTAATAAATCCTCTTAAGCATTTGATGCATAATAAGTAATATATAGATTATGCCTCCAAAGGGTGGAAAGAAAATACCAATAGAAGCTAAAAAGACAGAAGAACCTGTTATAGTACAATTAAGTATACCACAAGAAAGGTTTGATGAAATTATTCGTGGAGATGATATGCAATTATTTGAATACAATCCCACATTGCATGACCCAAACCCTTATGTTCCAACAGATATATTTGAATCATCTCACGAAGCATTATTGATACAAACAACCGTAAATGAAACCGAGATATTCACAGATGATAAGAAAAATACAACTTCGGATGAACCAATGTCTCATCACATTTGTTTCTGGTGTTGTCATCCAGCGGAGAGTGTTTCGTTAGGTATGCCATTATCCTATGACAACGAACATCGTTATTTTAAATCCTATGGTACATTCTGTTCTCTTGAATGTACAGCGGCATTTAATTTAACCACGCATATGGGAATGGAAAAGGCTTGGGAAATTCATAGTCTCATTCAACTTATGGGAAGACAAATGAACCAAATACTTCCTATTCGTCCAGCCCCATCACGTTATATCCTTAAAATGTTTGGTGGTCCTCAAACCATTAATGAATTCCGTCAAGCTCACAAGGGAACAAATAAAACATATCTATTAAATATTCCACCTCTCGTTGCTGTATCTACTCAGTTTGAAATGCTTAATACGTCATATATTACATCCAGTACCGAAATTAAACAACCAAAAGCAACTACCAAACCATTGGATTCTAAACTTAATATTACGTTTTCTACAAATAAAAGCATTTAAAGAAAAAATTGATTTTTAATACTGCCATATACCTTTATAGATAATTATGGCAGACCTATTATATACCCCTTATCGTGTTTCAACCATCACAGCAAATGGTCACATTGGATGTTCAATACATCAAGAGCTTTTTTTCAATAATGTTCCTATCGTTTCTCCTGAAGGAAATGATAAAGGATTTATTTGGGTAGAATGGGGTGCAAACCAAACAAAGGGTGTTTATCCCAAGAAACGCCGAAAGGCAGAACGTAAAATATTTGACAATCAAATTACGGTTATTTACAGACTTCGTGAAGGTTATATGCCAAATGTTAAGTTGTTTAGAAATGGAAATATTCAAATGACTGGAATACGAACGATTGAAGATGGAAAATATATTGTAGATAAAATTGCAGATGAAATTAGAAATATTGTTAAAACACAAAATGTTAAAATCGTAGAAGACATTGATACAATCAAAGCGAGGGATTTTACAATCCGAATGATTAATAGTGATTTTTCAGTTAATTATAAAATAAGAAGAAGGGAATTACATCGTTATCTTATGGATATGCATGATAACAAATGCAGTTATCAACCTGAAACATATCCGGGTGTTAAATTGCAATACTTCTGGAATGCAATGAATAAAAATATTGCTGGAAATTGTCATTGTGAAAAAATGTGCTTTGGTAAAGGAACAGGTCAAGAACTTGGCTCTTGTAAAAAGGTCACTATTAGTATATTTCAAAGTGGCAAAGTTCTAATTACAGGTGCAACATCCTTTGTTCAAGTCAATGATGCTTATGCATATATTACTAAAATACTTAGCGAACAAATTGATAAATTCCAATTACAAATACCATCCTTTAGTGGATTTACTTTCTTTTAAATAAACTTTATTTTTGTTATTATGCAATAAATAATCTCCATGCATTTACTACCCAATCTGCATATACAAGTGACGTATTTATAGGAATTAGTTTGAGTATATTATTATTATTAATTAGATACATTGCATTACTTGAATATAAAGTTGTATCTAAATATATTGGTTTCCTAAAAACCAAATTATTTGTTACAGTTGGTAGATTTAATATAAATGCATCACTATTATATTTAATAACAAATCCATATGGAACACTTGATATTGGTAAAGATATTGTTTGTGTAAAATCTAAATTAGTTACTGAAACAACTGTACCAGAATTATAATTTCCACCAATATATATATTACCTATTTTATCACTTAAAAGTGTATTTATTGTTCCATTTCCATATATTGTAGAATAACCAGTTAATATACCGCTTGAATTATATTTTATTATAAAGCCACTTTGAGAAGTTGTTAATGGTAAATTTAATGTTGAAACAGATGATGTTAAATTTAAATTTGATAATGATATTTGAAATGTTGAATTATAATATCCACTTGCATATAAATTATTATTAATATCAACACTAATATTATTTATAGAATTATTTAGAGATGTACTTAAAATAGTTGAATATCCTACTAATGTACCACTTGAATTATATTTAATCAAGAATTGATAATTATTATATGTACTATCGTCTCTTGCTGTTTTTGGTAGAAAGTAATTAGTAACACTTGATGTTGCATTTAAATTACTTAATGACACATTATATGTAATCGACCTATAGTATCCTCCAATATATAAATTATTAACTGAATCAACTGTTAATGTTTCAATACTATCGTTATAATTATCACCCCTTATATTTGTATAGGCAATTATAATTCCACTTGAATTTATTTTTAATAAAAATGCATCATAATCACTTAATGTTTTTGATAAAATAATAGAAGAATTTGTATTTGTTGCATCTAAATTTATTAATGTAAAATTAACTGTTGAATAATAAGTTCCTCCTGCAAACATATTATCATTTGCATCTATAGCTATATTTTTATAAATAAAATCAGATTTTGATATACTACTTATTACATTTC